TGATAATAAAGCTGTTAATTCAGCTTCAGCATCGATGTTGTGGAATGCCGCAACGTCTTGAGCCAATTCAGGTGACCATTGTGCTCTTAACTTTCTTTCTGTAACAGAAACTGTTACTGCTTGAAGGTCAAAAGAAACCTCACCTAATCTATCTTCGAATTCCATTTCTTTGTAAACTCTGTACTTACATTTGAACGCTTGGTTGTAAGCCGTAGCCTCAGTTGTAGTGTAACCAGAATAACCATCTAAAGAATTTGCTCCAACTTCACAAGGAACTTGAAGATCCGCCTCTAAATAGATAACTCCTGTTTGATCACAAATATTGTTATAAGAACCACCATTTCCTGTTGAAGGGAATGTAGTTGTTGCCTGACCACCGTATTGAACGATACCTTTACCATAAACCTGAGTTACAACTCTGAATAATACAGGTGAAGATACACCAGAGAATCCGTTTGCTGTAGCGTTAGTAATTGTTAATACTTGTAATGAAGCTAAGAAAGCTTCTGTATCCATTTCGTTACCATCAGGACCAATCAATTGACCAGCTCCTGCTGATTGGAAACCAGATAAAGCCATGATAACTTTTCTGTAAGTACCTGCACCATATCCTGATTGGATTAATGCGTTACCAGCTGAATCCCAAACTTGAGTTGACGCTGTGTAAGTCATTGCAGAGAAAGTACCTTTAGAGTAATCGAAAAGACCTGGAGGATCCAAATCTGGTTCGTTACCTTCATAGAAAAGGTCATATAAATCTTTATCGTTTTGGTTATATCCAGCTTGTTGAGATGCAGGACCGTTTGGTGAACCATAAGGTGCGTAGTGATCTCCACCATCTTGAGGTAATAACTCGTTAGGTGATTGATATCTTTGGATATGAGGTACAAAGTAGAATAATTTACCGATTGGTAAGTTCATTGCTTGTACTGATACGATATCGTTAGCTAATAATTTAGAGAAAACTCTTCTAACGATTGGGAAAACTACAGTTTCGAAAGAACCTGATGAGTCTGTTGTTGCAGCCTCATTGATCAAATATGATGCTTGGTTCTCAAATAACTGAGCTACGTTTTCCTTTTGGTGACCTTTAAGACCTTCTAAAAAGCCTAATTTGTCCCATTTGTTGATTGTGTCTTCTTTGATAACTTTAAGGTGCTTAAGACCGATGTTACCAACAAGACCTGATTCTAATAATGCTCCCATTTTAGTATGTTTTGTTTTTTTTATTTTTATTTATCCTATTTTACTCATAAGATCCTTAATTCTTAAGAATTGAGGTGCCTCATAAGTTTTATTCTCCATTAGAGTTGCTGAAGATCCTGTAGTAACCACTTTATCAATCTTACCAACAGATTCGTTGATAGATTTAGTTGGTGTCTCATGACCTAACTCATCTTTTAGAGTTTTGTATAGATTTTTAGATTCTTTTAAACTTTCAACTCCGTCGAATCTTCTTAAGATGTTAATCTTTTCTTTCTTAGTTGTTGAATGTTCTGTAAATAATCTTGTAGCGTATGCCAAGTTCGAATTGAAGATTGCAACTTCATTAAGTTTAGATCTAAAAATGTTAAGTGCTTTTCTGTACTCTTCATTCTTCTCTCTTAATTGTTTTACTTCTTCTTCAATAGATTCTTTTTGAACACCACCTTTACCATAAACATAGTTTCTGTTATTAGTGATACCCTTTCTTAAACCTCTTGATCCGTCTTTAGAACCAAAACCATATGTACGTGCAGCTTCTTTAGTTTCTTCCTTTTCGAATTTAGCATCATCTCTACGTGCTTTTGTTGAGTCAAGTTTCTTAGAAGCAATTTTACCATGCTTCATAGATAACTTTTCATCTTCTCTATCGTCGTATCCTTGACCTTCTTTAGTTTCAACTTTTTTAGCTTTACCTACCATGTTTTCACCCTTCTTGTAATCGAACTTAGGTTTACCCATACCAACGCCTTTTGTTCCTTGCTTCATTTTTTTAGGTGATTTGTATTCTGTTTCACCATCATATTTGAAGTCAGGCTTTCCCATGCCAACACCCTTAGGTTTAATTGCCATTTTAGCCTCTTTTACTCCGACTCTTTTATGGTCGTAAGATTCATCTAATTCATCTTCCTCGTACATTTCTGATTCCATCTCAATGTCTAATTCAGAATCCATAGATTGTTCACCCATTTCTGAGTCAACGTCGATTGACATTCCACCCATTGGGTCGATGTCATCATCTTCAGTCACTTCGTCATCCATCTCTATTTCATAAACAATCTCGTCCATCTCATCTTCGTCTTCTTCATCCTCATCTTCTTCAAGGTGAGAATCTCCGTCGAATAATTTGTTAACGATCATGTCTATATCAGCATCTGCACCCATGTCAGAACCCATTTCAGAATCCATGTCTAATTCCATGTCTTCTTCATCAAGTTCATCATACATAGACTCTTCCATTTCTTCTGATTCACCTAATTTAACTAAGTACTCAGCATCTTGATTGTTATCAGTGATGTGAATATCTTCACCGTCTTTTTTAACGATGATACCATCTTCTTCTCCCATAGCCTTAAAAATTTTAAGTATTTCGTCGTCAGATGCTCCTGTTAAATCGATTGGTTCTTCAGAATCAAAGTCGTCAGATGCATCAAGATCCATTTCGATCTCGTCTTCATCTTCGTTATCAACATCCATATCCATTTCTTCTTCATCAGAGTCCATGTCCATTTCAGTATCTAAGTCTAACTCAACCTCATCTTCTTCTTCTTCTTGTTCAGATAGAGATTCTTTTACTAATTGACTGATTTCTTCCTTCATAGTAGAAGCAAGTATTCCTTTTGCATTTTGGGCGATAGCTTCTTCAACATTTCTCATTTGAATAAGCGCCTCTTCAACAATTGATTTATTTTCTTGCATAGAAAAATTTATATTTTATCCTAATAAATAGTGTCTAAATGGAAAAAAATTAAATTGTGTATAATGACCACGATGTTTTTGAGAAACTTGTAATAGTTGCGGATGGGTAATTAGTATCAACCCATGACAAAACATTACTTGCAGATGTATCAAATACTAAGAATCGATTAGTTGATGAGTCATCAGTTAACATAAAAGTATATCCCTCTCCTAATTCATTGTTAACAAAGAAATTAGGGGCTGATAATGGAGAAACACTGTATTGTGTTAAACCTAATGATGTTGCTGCGGTAATTCCTTCTTCGATTGTACCGTTTTGAATAACCTTATTTACGTTGCTGCTTGATATTAATATATTCATATTCTTTTACTCTATAAATATATCCAGGCAAAAAAAAAGTGGTCTGAGACCACTTTATTCTTTTTAATCAATTACTTCATCAATTTTACTTTCAGATACTGAAGTTATTCTCCATTCGTGTGAGAAACCTTCATACTTCTTAGTAACCTTTGCTTCTACATCGGTAACAGAAAAACCTTTAACAAGTTTTTCTTCTCTGATCTTTTTAATTTTACCAGAATTTTCATCAGGTAAATCATAAGTAATTTTTGCTACAAAATATTTTTCGTCCATAATGTTTTATTTACCCAAATAATCGGATAATTTTTTCATTAAATCAATAGACTTACCCGCGTCTCCTTGAATAGAACCTGACATTATTTTCTCTTCATCTAAATTCTCTTCATATTTTAATCTGTCTTCAGGGTTAGCGAATAAATATGCTCCTGGAGTTGATGGAGATGATACTAAATCGAAACAAATCAATTCAAAGTCATCTTGTACCTCATTTCTTTCACCAACCTTTTTTAAGGACCCTACACCTCTTGATGATACTCCCATGGTAACTCCTTGTCTCATTAAGTTAGCTGCAATATCTCCTTTAGTTGATACAACACCACTCTCATGAAATCCTGGAGATGTTAATAATTTTAATTTACCCATTAGAATATTTCCTTCCCACCAAATATCGGTGATAATATGGGCAACTCTATCAAGGTCAATTAATGAAGATTCTGGATGGTTTAATTCTGAAGTGGACAATCCTTTAGATATAGTTTTCTTATATCTATCAGCTTCTCTTTTCAGGATTCTTTCAGGATAAAATCTTCCGTTTCTATTAGGTGTGTTATATTTCTGTAAAACAGCATAGAATTCAAACGGTTTTTTATAATCCAACATGTTACTCTCTTTAAACACAGACTCATTAAGTATGTCCGTAGGAGAAACATAACCGGCGTCCATTTCAATCAAAATTCCTCTTCCTGATTCATTAGGACCAAGTATACGTAATTCTTTCATTTAAACTTTTTCTATAAATATACTTGCGGTTCTGATTTATCGATATTTCCGTTCTTTGTTAATGTAAAATCAAAATAAGAATTACTATTAAAGTTTTCATTATTGATTTTTTGTACAATTTTTTTGATGGAGTCTTTAACTTGTGTGGACTTAAAATCCAATTCTAATAATGTAAAAAGATTAATTTCTAAATTAAGAAATGATTTTTTACCGTAAACAATTCCGCTAGTTCTAAGATCAAGATCGACTATTGTCTTTTCCTCATATAAGGTTCTATCAAGATTATTGTATACTGAATGTTTTATTTCTCTACTAAGATTACAGACAACTCTATTCCAATTGTCTGATGATATTTTGGGATTAACCCATGATTGTATGTTTATGTATATTGATTTTAGATTCTTGGAATCGACTGTTCCAAAATTAACTTTTAAGGATTCGAAATTATTTATTCTCGATGTTTTTCCTTTCTTCATTATGTTTCATGTTATAAAAGTTTATTTGTTTGTATAAACATAGAAAATTTTACACCATTAGTCAAAAAATGACAAATCTAAAATATATTTAATATTATGATAATTGTAGAAATTGGAAAAAACGAAAATTTAGAAAGAGCATTAAAAACTCTTAAGTCTAAAGTTATTAAAACAAAACAACAAAAAATACTTTTTGAAAGAAAGGAATTTGTGAAACCATCGGTTAAAAAGAGAACACAGAAATTAAAGGCAATCTACTCTCAAAAAATGAAATAGGTTTAGATTGATTTTTCTAACGAACTAATTCTAACATAGTTCATTTGATTAAATTCTTCTCCTTTGATTTTATTAATAGTTTCTGAGATTTTAGTCTTTAACTCAACTTCACTTTCACCCTCTAAGATAGTTTGTAACTTTGTTATTGCACTTTCTTTTATAGTTGTGAATTCTGTTTCTAATTCTTTTGGATTACCGGTAACAACTTTTAAAAAATCTTTTTTAGTATTCTCATCCATTGTATCAATATAACTTTTTAAAGTTTGATTAGCAACGCTAACCATAGACTTTAAAGGAATATTGATAGATTCATTAACTTTATTAGGTGACTTTTTTAATGTGTCTACAAGATTTTTCTTAGATTGGATTCTCTCGGAGATATTCAACGTTTTAGTATAAACAATATTATCTAAGTCAGAATATTTGTTATTGATACTCTTAGAACTAGATTTAGGTAATTTTGAAGAACTCAAAATTGTTTGAATTAATTTAACCCCTTCCTCCAAATATTCTTTGGCGTCAGATTCGGACATACCCTTTTCTGATGTTAAATCATCATATAAAGAGTATAGTTTTGAGATTGATTTATTTGTCAGCACGTTTTGATGAAACTCGTTCATCACTTTCTTGAAATTTTTTTGGTCTTTGTACGACTCAATCAAACTCTCTTCTATTATGGATTTTACTTCTCCGAATGTCATTGGGACTTATTTTTTTAATAAATATTAGGAATTTAATAAGTTATCCAATTCTTTTTCCATTTCTCCTAAAAATTGTTGACCTTGGCTTAAATCCAAAACATCTCTACCTTTAATCATATCGTTATCTAACAAAATATTCATGTTAGAAAAACGAGATTCTGGTACCGTTTCTGGTGGTGTTTCTCCCGCAGGTGCCTCTTCAGGACTAGGTGTCAATTCTTCACCTCCTGATGGTGGTGTAGAGAATCCTCCTCCTAATGGTTCTGTAACTTCACCTTCAGGTGTTGCTCCTGCAACTGTAGAACCTGAAACACTTCCATATAGTTTGTCTATATTATCGAATATTCCTGTTTTTTGAATAACAGCCGGAGTATTTTTAAGTTCTTCACCAACAGCCTTTTCAATTCTTTGTTGTTGTAAATCAACTTTAATTTCCTCATCAGAGAATCCGAGAATATGTTTTTTAGCCCAAGTAGACGATACAGGTTGTATACCATTTCCTGGATCTGAAACTGCATCTTTGTATAATAATATTTTTTCTTTCCAAACATCGATCTTTAAAAGATCTGCTTGTGTTGAAGGGTTTGTTAACCCAAGTGTAAAGTTTTCAATCTCTTCTTCAAATCCTAATAAGAACAGATGAATGATAGCAACTTTATTAAGTTCAGCTAACATACTCTTTTGAATTCTATTAATAGTTCTGGCGAATCGAATATCTTGTAACGCTAAATTCTTTCCGTCTCCAACAACTTCTTCAAATCCTAAGAAAGCTTTAGGTACACGAAGTGCCGTTAAAAGTTTCTTTTGAATATATTCAATATCCGCAATTTCGGATAAGTTTGTGGCTCCCGGTAATGTATCAATCGGACTTGGTGCTGCAGGATCTCTAACAGGTACAAAATAATCTTGGTCAACTGCCATCTGATTAAATCTCATGTCAACATTACCTGTTTTTTGATCAACAACTTGATCTCTTTTGAATTTGTTTGCAACACGTTGTACGTAAGCCTCAACATCGGCATCTTCCATGTTACCTACGAACACTTTAAATATTCTTCTTTCAGGTGCTCTTGAAGTTCTATAGATCAACATCGCATCTTCAGACAATAATAATTGTTTCCAAATTCTTCTTGCTTTTTCCAACATAGAAGTACCGTAAGGTAATTTTCTGTCATCACCCAATAATCTAAAGTGAGCAATTTCCCATGATTGAAACTCCATATTTTTATTCTTCCAAGTGAAATGAAGTGCCTTATGTTCTGTTGGATTTTCAATAGATTGTGCTCTTCTTTCGTGCATACCCGCCTCAACCCTTTCAATTTCAATGTTCGGTAATTGTTGTACACCAACAATACCTTTTTCAGGGTCTAATTTAAGATATACAAAATTATCACCATACTTACATGTGTTTCTTGTCCACATCGCTAAGTTAGTGTTAACATCCATCGTATTGTTAAACAAATCGGCTAATACACCTTTTATTCTTTTTGATTCAGAATAAATTTGTAATATAAATCCATCTTCATTTGTTGTAGTAGATTCTTCAGCGTAGATATCTAACGCGGCAGAAATTTCAGGAGTATACTCCATTGATTCATAATCATAAACTGATGCAAGTCTTGTTGGTTCATAATAAACCGCTTGAGAATACATGTTATTCTCCACTTTTGCCCATTGGTTGGACAGATAAAAGGTTTGCTGTGCCTGAAGTTTTTCACGCTCATATTGTTCCTTATCTTGTGTTCTTAATAACTCTTTCTTATCAAATTTAAGCGTAGGATAATCTTGATTCAAAAGAGAATTAGGACCAAAAGCTTGGGATAATCTTTGCCAGACCGTTAGGTTCTTTTCACTCATGTTATAATTCTATTTGTTTCGTGGAAATATTAAATAGATTACTTCCCGAATAACCATAAATACTTTTCATAATCACTTTTTGACGCCTCTGATGGATACCTTCCACTATTTGATCCACCCGAAGGTATCATAGGATTAAAAAAGTCAGATCTATTTCTATTATCACTTACGCTTGTATGCCATGCATCAATCATGACTTTTGTTTGATTAACTACTTTAGATAAACTTTGGAATGAGGTGTCTCCAACATAAATTGCCATAGATATTGCCATGATTAAGTCATCATGATGTCCTTTTTGGTGATCTGGTCTACCATGAACATATATGAATTTACCCATCTCATTCAATAACCTTGATGATCTAATTTTAAAATCATGCCTTAGTGCCTCTTCAAATGCTGCAATAATTTGAACACGTTTATTATTAAAATTAATTCCAGGTATTTTTTCGTCTCTTTTGGGGTCCCACTTATATTTGTTTTTATCTGTAACACCTTCAACATATAAATTTTTGTATCCCAATTCTTGTAGTTTTCTTGCTGTTGCAACCCCCATACCTCCTGTTAAATCCGTAACGGCAAATGCGTTATACATGTTACCCCACTTAAACGCAATTTCAGCCAATGTGTCTGGTGGTAATTTTCCGACGTATTCAAACACTTGTTCTCTATCGTCAAAGTCTATTATCACAATACACGAGAAGTCCTCAGAATCACCTCTTGAAACGTCAATACCCATAATATACTTGTGTGTTAATACAGGTTCTTTCCATATCCATAAATTACCGGCCATCATCTTACCATCTGGTTCTTTGATGTCGTTTTCTTTAATTCTCATTAATTGAATGGCGTCAAACACATTATCACCCGACCCCAAGAAATTACATTCCAACTCTTGTGCCACTTTTCTCTTATCATACTTAAGTTTTTTAACCATTCCCTCAAACCATGTTGAGTAAGGTTTAAATCCTTTAGACAAATATTCACTTACAACGGTATAATCTCTCTCATATGAATTTTCAACTGTAAGGTCAACTATTTCTGTATCTGGATAGTTTTCTCTATTTAAAAGATATTCAACAAGATCCTCAGTTTTAATCATCTGTAAATCTTTGTTATATCTTGGATCTTTAAACCAAAACATCTCAGTAATATTGAATGTGTTCATTTTCCTAAGGGCTTGATCATAAATTTCATAGTAAATTTGATCATATCCGTTTGGAGTAGAAATAACAATAACCTTACCACCCGTAGATAGTGAGGCCATACAGGCTGCCCAGAAATCATCATCGGCTTCAATATATGCCGCTTCATCAAATATTAGAATTGTTGGGGTATATCCACGTAAGGCATCCTTTGAAGTGGCAACCGCTTTAACTTCACACCCATTTAATAGTTTGAAATGTCGAGCCGCATTTTTATCAGGAGAAAACCCAGCACCAACCCATTGTGGCCATTGCTCCGTAAATGATCTAACTTTGTTTGCAAATTCTACCGCCGTATCAAGTTTGTTTGCAATGATTAGAACCTTTTCAGGATTATTCTTTTTTGCAAAAACAAGTCTTTTTGATGCCCAAGCAGCTGTCACTGTTGATACACCCGCTTGTCTATATTTCAGGGCAATATTTTCGTTATAGTTGTCGTAATCTTCAACCAAAGTAACTTGGTCGGGAAATAAATCCAAAGGAACATACTTCTTCACCGTATTATCAAACGTTTGAAGGTATGTCCTCATGGCGTACGGAGTGTTTTTCATACACTTCGTGGCTTCAATAATTAGTTGTTCTTTTGTCACAGAGACTTATTTAGGTCTCGATATACCTAAACTTCCGAAGAAATCGTCAAGTCCGTCATCTTCATCTTCAGGATCAATATCGTTTTCCTCTTGATAATTTTCGAACTCGTTTTTCATTTCCATTGCTTCCTTCATGATTTCTTCAAATCTTTCAGTTGCTTTTTTGTTCTTAGATTTTTCATCAGAAATCGAATTACCAATAATTTCTAAGAATTCGGTTGCTTCAATTTGGTATAACAAGATATGGAACCAGTTTATTAGACCCTTGTTATCTTCATCAAACATTTGGTCAGGTAGTGAGTATCTAATTTTTTCAACAATCTCAGGTCCAATTCTAAGTTGCATTGGCTCATTCGCTAATGTATCAACTTGACCTTGTACCTTCTCACGCATTCCAGATTCCTTTGGTAATCCGTGTCTTCCTTTTGATTCTTCAATACCTTTTATAATTTCATGACATAAAATTGGGAATATTAATCCGTCAGCTTTAATCACTGTATCACTTTCTCCTTCTCCTTCTCCGTCTTCATCACCTTCTTCTCCGTCTTCATCAGGATCTAATTCAACCTTACCAGCAACTCCTTGACCTGTTTGACTCATCATTTCAATCATTTGTTCTTGAGTGAAATACATGTAATCGTTTACTGCCATTATTGCAAGATAAAGAGAGAATAATTCTGGATTAATTCTATCCAACGCTCTTTTTATATTTGGCTTTTGAAAAATATAATGTCCTCTTTTCGCCGCTCCCTGAATTATTGCGTTAATAATATTTCTCTTATGTTTTTCTAACTCTAATTGTTCTTCATCTGTTAACTCATCAACATCAAATGAAGATAACTTTAACTTTTCTTTTTTTTCTTCTTCGTCTTCCTCATCATCTTTAGGCTCCTCAGGTTGATATCTAAAATTAGAAACATCAATTGGAACACCTAAGTTAGCTTGAATATCGACCCAACCCTCAGGGACTTCAGTTTCATCTAAAGACGCTTGGATTGCTAATTGTTCAAGTTCCTCTTTATTGGCAGCTTCAATTTGCATGATATAAGGAATCCTTGACATCATTTGCATGTAAAGGCTTTGTACCGCATTAGGACTCAAATTAGGGATATTTGCAGATTTTTTCAACTTATCTGCAACTTTCTTAAATCTTGAACTAACTAATCTTTCAACATCAGCAGCTCCTTTCTTCATGGCAGGATTTTTACCATACAAACTTTCAGGATCACTTAATTTTCTTTCCAAATTAGGATCCATTCTTTCAGGTCTATTACCGTAGTCTATCTGTTCTCTAACTCTTTTTGCCATGATTATTTATTTAAAATTTGAACTATTAAATCTAAAACCTCGTCTTTCGCATCTTCATGAGATTTCTTAGAAGCTTTGGGTGCTGGTTTTTCACCTGGATTTGGATTCTTTAATGGGTGTCCAGGTTTCTGTGGTCTTGTTGCCGGCTTTCCTGGTTTTGTTCCTGGACTTGTCTTAGGTTTACTTGGTGCAACTGCAGGACCATCTTCATTAACGTATTTTAATAAATCTCCTTTTGTCATCTTAGCAGGTATGTGTTTTGATACTAGTTCCATAATTTTGTTTTCTATAAACAAAGATACGGGATTTTTTCCTTCCTTCAATTGTTTTTCTACTTGTTTAACACATCTTTGCCATTTTCTTGATTTTTTAGGACCAACTTGAGAATGACAGATAGAATATGCATTACTTTTAGTTTTAGATTCATTAAACTCACCTGTACCATCTCCGTAATTGTCAAAACCATCATTGCTTGATGGACCGACTTGTTTAGGATCTTGAGTTCTCTCTCCCTTCTCAAAATCCATAGTATCTTCTTCGTCTTCTTTCATCTCCTTCTCATACACCTCAAAAGGTTTTTTCTCAGTTTTCAATCTGTTAATTGTATCAGCATCACTTTTTGAAACCATAGTAACTTCAGATACTAATTTAGAATGTAGATCATTAATCTGAGATTCAGTTAATTTATAAACTGTTCCTGATGATAATCCTTTCTCAATCAATTCAAGGGCTTTCTTATTAATTTTCATATACTTCTTTTTTATCTATTGAGAGAATTAAATCTCTTGAATATAAAATGTCATTTATTTCGTCTTCTGTTTGTCCAAATCTAAAAACCATTCTTTCAGATTCCGTATCATCCTTTTCCCAAGCCAAAGCAACAACTCCATCCACAGCATCGATCATACTAAAATAATCAGAGTTCTGAATTAACTCCAATTTTACATCGGTGTTTTTCAGAACTCCTACTTTCTTTACATACTTTAATTCGGGTGGTTGAGGATAACCATTTGAAGGTTTACTCTCCCAGTTTTCTCCCCAAACATCTTTTTTTTCTGAAAATATAAATTCATATAAATTATCACCTTTGTAATTAGGTCCTAAACCGTTTACATAGATTAGATAACTCATACTAATAATCCTTCAGGTGAAATTTTTGTTTGTTTAGTTCCATGTTCGAAAACTAAATTTTTCTTATTTGTTTTTCCAACAAGGTGAAACCCGATATTTTCTTCTAAAAACTTCTCAGACGCTAATTCTTGTTCAACAGTTTCAGATATTTTTTTAACTGATTCCATTACCTTAACAACATTATGTTTTGATTGAAGTTTTTTCTTCATTCTTTTTTCTTCGTTTAATTTCTTTTCACTTACACCTACTTCAAAATATTTCGATAAAACTTTATCTACTTTTGATTCTGAAAATAAATGATCTAATATACTTTTTTCTGCCGGTGTAACATCTTCTTCCATCTCACCTTCGTTACTTGAAAACATATCAGATACCTTATCCACGGCTTTGTCCGCAACATATCCCACAGCCATTCTTTCAAGTGCCGGTGCGATTGCTGCTTGCCATTGTTCATCAGCTTCAACTTTACCAAATCCAGCTGCTCCATCGTCTACCATATCAGCGTCGTTTTCAATATCCATATCAGCTTGAATGTCTTCAACCTCACTGTCATCAGTTAGATCTTCACCACCCATATCATCACCACCCATATCACCTTCTTCATCAGATTCAAACTTACCTAAAATTTCATCCTTATCTTCAAAAGATAATGAATCTAAATCAACCGAAGATAAAACCATATTAATAACATACTTTATATCTTCAGAAGACATATCATTTTCTGATGCAAACTGTCTAACTTTTTGAGTTAATTTACCAGTAAGTTTTTGAATTGTTTTAAAAGTTACTTGTTCTTGATCCATTGGTTCTGACTGAACATCCATTTCGGCATCCATCTGATCGTCACCCATCTCTAAATCCATATCTAACTCAGCATCAACATCACCTTCAGGAGATGTTGCGTCAGGAGCAGGTAATTCTGGTTCAGGAAGTGGTGGTGCGGCTGGCATCGGAGGTGCTTGTTCAACAGGTGCCTCAATCTCTGGTTTAGGAGTTCTTAAGACAAACTTTTTTTGTTCTCCAAATAAAGAAAGTTCTTCGTCGTTACCAACAAGAGAATTATTTTCCTTAATCATTAGATTAAGTTTTCTTAACGCTTGAGAATAACTTGAAAAATATTTTCTATTTTTAATTTGATCAATATAATCTGATTGACCTTCTGAAACGATTTGTTTGATGATATAACCTTGTCTTTCTTTTATGATACCGTATTCGTTACCATCGGCAAAAGTAATGTTATAGTGTGTTGAAGCGTTTTCATTGATAGTTTCATTTGAAACTTCTTTGTACTTAGAGATTTCCATAATTCTTTTAATTTTGTCAATCCCTTCTAATCTTTCACTTCCTAATGGTCTAATGTCTGCCATGTTATTATTATTTAATTTTTTTAGTTATTTAATCCGTTGAATCCTCCTAAAGCAACAGCACTTTGATCTTGTACTGTACCTCTTTGGTCTCCAATCATTGCTTGATTTATTGGGTGAGGAACATTTACTAAAGGTGGAACAACTGGTGCTGTACCTCCACTATATGATCCAAACATTTCATCCGTAAATTCGTAATATTCGTTAGCGTAAAACACTCCAAATGATGTTGGTGTTGGTGTTGGGGTTGTTGTGTTTGATGGTGTAACAGTTTGAGTTGGTGTTGGTGTTACCGCTGCCGTTCCTGAAGGTGTTGGTGTTACTCCCGCTGTTCCCGTTTGTGTTGGGGTAGGTGTTCTAGTCGGTGTGACTGAAGGTGTAGGTGTTGATGTTGATGTTATTGAAGGTGTTCCTGTTTGAGTTGTTGTAACCGAAGGTGTAGGTGTTGATGTTGATGTTATTGAAGGTGTTCCTGTTTGAGTTTTTGTTGGTGTAGGTGTTGATGTTGATGTTATTGAAGGTGTTCCTGTTTGAGTTGGTGTTGGTGTTGGAGTTTTAGTTGTTGTAACTGTTGGTGTCGGTGTTACAGCCGCTGTTGTAGATGGTGTTGGTGTTGGAGTAACAACTGCTTGACAAGTTCCACAATCTCCGTAGTCAACCGATAAGGTTAAAACTTTATCAACTCCTGTTGCTGGTTCTGCGTTATCAATAATATCATAACACCCCTGAGTTGTTCCACCAGTAAATGTTAAATAATAATTTCCATTAACTGCAGGCAATGATGAACTATCAAAATCAACTAATATTGATGCTCCGCCAGAACAAGGCCCTATGAGATATGTAACTAATGCCATTTAATTTTTTCTTTATAAATATATGATCCTATGAAATAATTTAGTTTATGCGAGGCTCTTTATGTTCGGGGACGCTCCTGATTCGTAATGTTTAACTACTTTAGCAACTAAATTACCAGTCCCCCAAGTCTTAAGTGATGGACATTTTGAAATTTGAGCGGCTCCTATATCATTTTTTAGACCATTAACAATACAATCATAATAACCATTTCTTAAGGTTTTTAAAGTTGCAATCATTCCTTCTTCCAATGATGTATAGTGTTGTACACCATCAGAGTTCATCTTAGTTGAACCTGGTCTTTTCCACGTAGTATTGAATGGGTTGTATCTTCCTCCTTTACCTTCAGCTTGTCTCCAAGCGTATAGATATTTTAAATTTTCAGAAGTTACGGGTGCGCCTAATTCAGTTAATAATTTTTCATAAAAATTTTTGTCTGTGATATTGGTAGTGTCAATTTCTTTTTTCGTTTGAATTTTTGTTAAGTCTTCGTCAGAAAATTTTCTGATAACTAACATGGCAGTCAAATACCTTAAATCGAATCCATCTATCTTTCCATCCTCTGTTAAATCAACTGATTTTTGAAACAGTTTTGTTGCATTTTGAGTTTCAGGACCAAATTTTCCATCCACACCCCATTTTGGTAATGAGAAACCTAAAAATTGTAATGCAGTTTGTATTACCTCAACGTCCTTATCGTAGTTAATTTTACCGGGTAAGTATTCTGCACTTTTATTAGATTCAGCCATTTTCATTAATTCTTGGATGAACTTTGAGTCTCCAACTAAATCTGAAATTTCCCCGTCTTCACTGAATTTTTTACCGTATTTTCCTAATTTTTGACCTTTGGCACATTTTAATGAACCATCGTCATTTAAAAATTCACGAATATTATGTCCTGATTCAACACCTATATGTACGTGATCATAAGAACTGCCAGGAAAATCCATAACATATCCAATTAATTGACCGCATTGGATCTTATCTCCTTTACCAACTGTGGCTCCTTTTAAGTGAGTATAATAAATGTCTGGTAAACCACCGTCACTATTGACTGTAAAACTTTGTCCGTATAATTTCTTTCCTCCTCTTTTAATCACATCCGCACCGTAATCAGAAAAAGTCTGAACAGTACCACCGGCTAATGCAAAAACAGGATCTCCGATTGATGCTTTAATATCCCAAGCATTACTTGAATGCCATCCACTCTGTCCTCCATGGGCTCCATCTTTTGGAATTGTTACACTACTTCCACCCAATAATGAATCAGAGCTAACCTCTTTTAAATAACTCACGATTGATTCAGATAAAGATTGTTCTATCGATAATTCTCTATCCATGTAGTTGTTATAGGTATTAAATAATTTTTCAATCATCCCATTTCTTCTCAAGAATTTGAATGTTAAATTTTCATATGATAATTCTCCGTCTTTATCTAAACCTGATTTTCTATAATCTTTCAACTTAGTTTTTAAATCTTCAATTTTCTTTTTTCCTTTTTCTAAGTTATCTCCTTTTAATTCTTCTAATGCGTTCTCGATTTTTTCATTCCAATTTTTTACCTTGTCTTCTATTACTGACTTATCAATATTAACTTTTAATTTTTCAGGTTGATTTATCCATTTATCTTCCATTACAGAATAAACACCTGAACTTTCGTGTTTTTCTTCTGAACCTTGTGCGTACAATTCAACATCATATCCGAAAATTTTGATGTCGTGTTTGTCGTTAAAAACTTGTTTTTTAAGGTTAAAAAGTTCTTTGTAAGTTTCTTCTTCTTTTTCAAATCTTTCAAGATCTACAATAACATGTAAATCAAAATCTGAATATTCAGACCAATTAAAGTTAGATAGGGATCCTGTAAGGGTGATATCTTCCACAAAAGCATCATCACCGAGATAATCGATAAACTCATTTGCAATCTTCATCAAAGCATTTTTAACTTTGGGTTTCATTTTTGCTTTTTTAGGATCTTCTGGATTATCCCATATTTTTGGGTTTAAAGTATCCCTGAGATTAAAGCTATCTAATATTTTTTGGAAATTACTCATCACATATAAATACTCCGTCAGTTAGAGTTTTTTATACTGATACTTCTTTGAGATGTCTGTTGTGAAAAATTTTCCTTGTGATTCGGACATTCTGAATTTTGTGTAGATTGCGTGTGGTATATCTTTATATTCATATTTGAGTCCATTATTGAATTCACAGATCATTAATTTAGTCTCTGTATCATATTCAGTTTTCTTAATATTGGAAGATTTAATTTCGTTAATAATCTTCGTTCCCGATATCGTTTCTTTCGTTATTGCCATTTTCTTTAAGTGGGGTTATATCATCAATTTTATTTAATAACGGCTGGATGTATTCAGATAACTCACCCTGATTTATTTCAAAACCATAAGCCTTAATTTGTTTAAATAAAGAATTTTTCTTACTAACAAACCTTTCATGTAATTCAATCATCTTATTCGTAGGACGCACAACCCTTTCCAATGATTCTTGACTATATCCCTCCTCTTGTAAATGTAATCTCAATTCAAGGTACGTATCTAACATCCCCCTTAGGCTTACATTGTTTTCCAAAAATTTATCAATCATATCCATATATTATAAATACAAATCCCCCGTCATTTGGACGAGGGATTTAATCTTGAATGGTTAATCA